TGCATTGATATCGTTATCAGCAGTGCCAGTTCTACCTTGAGACTTCATAAGTCTTTCAGCTTGGAATTGAAGCTCAGAAGGAACGATCATTTTCATTCCTCTAGCAGCAATTTTAAGACCTCTTTCGTCAGTCATTGCAGCGATGTCAATTAAAGACTGCTCCAATGAAGTTTCGTTAAGGTCAGCCTGTGTAGCCAAAGTGTTTGACACAGTTCCAGCGATCGTTGGGTGAGCTGTACTAAATAATTGTACACCATCTCCAGAAGTGAAACCACCTCCGAAACCATTGATCAGTGGATTTACTGATTTGATTTGTTTAGTATTCGCCATAGATCTAGCTAGCGCTTTTGTATATCTAGACGCAAGTCTATCATACAGGTTGTCCTCAATCGCTTCTTCAGTGATTGCGAACGCAAGCGCAACAGTTTCCATAGTGTATCTAGCTGTGTAAGTCTCTTGAGCATTGTCAAAAGTTACGCCAGAACCTTCAGGTTTAACTGCAGCATTAGCAAAACCAGATAACATAACTTCTTCTTCAAACGCTCTGTCTGAAGTTTCAGTTGTGTAGATCTCAGCATGCTGATTCTCATAACGTTTATATTCCAGTCCGAATAGTGCATTCAGGCCTGGTTCTAGTTCTTTAACTAGTTGTCCTCGTGATATAGCCATAATTTATCTCCTATTCTAACTATTATATGCCTGCCGTAGCAGCTTTGTATATGTGCTCGTTAATAGTCACAACCCAGTTAACATAACCAGACGCAATATCATTATTGTCTATGTTAGTTGATGGGCCCATGATTTTTAACTGACCGCTTGTTGTAGACAACGTACCATCATCTAACATTGAGTTAGATACAAAGTTCGCTGACACACCAGCTGAAACAACGATATCCGCATTCATGAATACATCAGTCTGCGCTGAAGCAGTTGATATATCAGTTTGGATTTCGAATCTTTCATAAGGGTCGTCACTTACGAATGCTACTGTATCCGCTGCCGCAACTTGTGCGTAGTGGTTAGCAAACGTGGGTTTACTTGTATTTGGGTCTGTGTAGAAAACACCATTAAGTGATCCAATCAGTCTGTCTCCCGCTGCGGCTTGTTCGATAACTCCGCCAGCAACTGGTTTTACAGCGTCTTGAAAATAAATAGTAGTCGCGTAATTATTTGCGATACTATATTCACTTAAACCTTGGTTGTCTCTATTTTGACCGACTTTTCCGATCGCTCTTAGACCGAAAGGTTCGTTTTTATTTGCCATAGAGGCCTCCTTATAAATGTACCTGCCCTTGCGGGCCTCCAGTACGGGTTAAATGAACTTTAATGGTTAGGAAATTTTTTAAGATTTCTTTGAGCCACCAAAAGTTACACGAGTCTGTCTATCAATATCGATAGGCATACTTGGGTGCTCTTCCTTCATCAAATCATTATCCAAAGCTTTTTCTTTTTCATTATGCTGTGCTGCATAATATTCTTGTCTCTGTTTAATAATCTCTTCCGGTATCCTAGCGAGCAGTAGGCCGCCAACTCCGATCACTCCTGAATATTTCCCGTCTTCAATGACTGGAAATTGTGAATCTGGGTATTCATCGGCACGAACTAATTCGTATCCTTCTCTTAACGAGGCAGATACATTTTTCGTATCTTGAAATCCCATTGACTCAGCTCTAATCCATCTATGTTTAAAACCTGATGGAGCAGGTGGTGAATCTAAAGGTGATGGTGGAGTCCAAACTTTTTTATGAGCTGTTTTTTCTCTTGTTTGACTCGCACGTGAGGTCTTCTTGTCTATTGTATTTTCCATATGCTTATCCCTCCTTCGTGATATTTAATTGTTTCGCATACTCTTCGAGTGGCACACCTAGTTTTTTGGCGATTGTAACCTGTGATGGTGTGAGCCTCACAGTTTTGCGACCAGTTTTGGTACTTCGCTTCGCCGAAGCTACTTGTTGTACCGGAGCAGGTCGTGTTTCTTCTCCCGTTGTATTTGTTTTACCAAATTTGTGGGGAAATTCAAGTCTTATTCTTTTATCTATTTCAGAATAATACTCATCACTCTGTGGATCAAAACCTTCTACTTCAGTCATTTTTTTATGAAGATCAAAAGCAGTATAAGTCATAGCTGAATCTTGACCAAACCATGAGTTTTTTTCAGCCCATGCTTCAGCTTTAGGATCAGGTGTGCCTTTAGCCGCTTGTTCTCTTCTTAAATTAACTTCGGGTTTTTTCTCCGTTTTTTGTTTTTCATAAGCTTCTTGAGCTGCTTTTGTTTCAGTCAATTTAGCTTTTTTGTATCCAAATTCAGATATAGCGGCCATTGCATCTGCTTCAGCTCCTAGATCATTTGCTTCTCTAGCTGCTGCAAGTTTTGCTTTTGCGGCTTCTATTCCTGATTCAATACTTTGTTCAGTGACAGAAAGAAAGTTAGGTTCTATTTTTTTAAGTTTCTCTTCTGTTTCTTTTTTATCTTTAATAACAGTTTCTGCGTAAGTTAAAGCTTCATCTTTTTGACGTTCAGCTTCTCTCCATTTTTTAGTTAGCTTTGCTATTCTTTTTTGTACGCTATCACTGTATTGCTCTAATTCTTCTTTATTATCTTTCTTGTCGTCAAGTTTGACTTCTCTTTCATTTTCGTGGGTCTTATCTTCTGGTACTGTTTCATCCTCTACAACAGGTCTAACAGACGGCTCTTCTTTTACTTCCGGCTGTTCAATCTCTGCTTGATCTTTTTCTTCAGGTACATCGACGTCCATTGCTGGACCAGAGGTATCGATATCAACTGTTTTTTTCACTTCTTCAGTGTCTGGCATAGTTTCCTCCTATGATTAATATTGATGAAGTATATCTTCAGGGTTTTCGATGGTTGCTAAAACTTCATCGTCGTTTAGCAATCTTACTTCCCCGCCATCGATTTGTATTCGGCTCCCTGCATATCTTGCAAAGACAACCCAATCTCCTTTTTTACACCAAGGCCCTTCAGGAAATTTTTCTTTGTCATAACAATGTGGACCCATTGCTAAAACCAAACCGCATTGTGATGCAACTTGTTGTTTCTCTAAAGTGTCTTGACCTAAAATTAAACCACCTTTAGTTTTTTCTGCCATTTTAAATGGTAGAAGTAACATTCTCCAACCGGTAGGTTGAGGTAATTTATCTGATTCTTTTGACTTTAATCTATCGTAAGTTTTTTGTTCTTTATCTTCGATCTCTTTATTTTCTTTTTCGTACTTGTCCGCCAAAGCGTATTTAATCTTTGGGTTCTCCGAATTTGATGACTGTTCCTTTTTCATTTTGCTCCTTCTTATTTAGCAGGTTAGAGATATCCTGTGATATTTTATAATAGGCATGTGCCTGCCCCATCATATACTTATATTTTTCCATATTGTCAACACTACCAGAAATCATAGCGTCACCAATTTGTTGATATTGTTCTTTAAGTTCTCTTTGTATTTTAGTTATTAGTGTCAATTCGTCCATTTGCTTTTTTACCTTTATTTATACCTTTCTTAATAATGTATTCTTGTGTTCCATTAGCACCTGTTTCAACTTCTTTTCTAAGAGTCTTAAACAGAGTTTTTTCTTTTTCTTTTTTTTGTTTTTCTATTGAAAAGGTCTGCAATAATTTTGTATCCCGCATAACACATACTATCTATTTTTAATGCAAAAATGTCAAGCTTCGCAAAACAATTATATATAAATCTATCTAGCATTTCCATCTTCTCCTAGCTTGTCTTATTCTAGAATTAGGATCATTTCTTGTTTTAGCCGATGAATTTCTAAGTTGCCCTGCTGATCTTGCACAATACGATTTTCTACGTTTTGCATCTTTAGAACCTTTTTTAACTTTACCAGTTACAGCTGTTTTTAATTTACTACCAGGATTTGCTCTTCTATAAGCTTTAACACCTTTAGATGTCATACCTGCACCAGATTTAGTAGGTCGGTAGTTTGCTCCAGGTCCTTTTGTAGTTTTTCTTATTGTCATTTTCTTTTCTTTGCAAATGTTTTTACGTTAGTTGGTTTGCCTCCCGGATTACCCGCAGCTCTTTTTCTGCTGACAGCACTCGCCTTTTGCGACTTTGTCATCCGTGTGGCTTTCGCAAGTGGAACGCATTTTGGATATTTTCTCTTTGAGCCTTTTGACCTCCCGCAAGGTTGATACTTTCCATTCTTCTTCGGAGCTCCAATGTCTACCCATTTCTCGTTTACCCATTTTCGTAAACCACCTTCAGCCATTATTTTCTCTTAGATTTTTTCTTTTTTTTCCCACCTGGTGTAACTTTACCAGAACAAACAGCTGATCCGTACATGTTTGCGTACGCAGAGGGGTAAACTTTAAATTTACGCTTTGCCGCTGCTTTACCTTTTGCACAAAGTTTTGCCATTATACTCTACATCCTTTTTTAAAAAATTTTCTTCCTTCTAGAGCTGCTATACGCGCAGGTTTCTTCACCTGTTTCTTTTTTTTCTTGCCTTGCATAGAGGCAATAAGTTTTTGTATAGCTTTTTTAGATCTGGCCATTACTTATTTATTTTTCCAGATTTTTTAGCTTTAGAACCAAACTTACCATAAGACTCATCTCTTGATGCTTTCAATTGCTTTGGAGTTCTTTTCTTTTTAATTCTCATTGCAATAGATTCATCTTTTCTATCTTTGTAACCTTGTTTCTTTTTTTTAACAGAACCACCTTTTTTATACATAGCTCCGCCTCTCATACCCATGTCATCTTTGTAGTAACCAGATTCCATGTCTTTTCTAGCAGTAGACATTTTTCCACCACCCATTGCTCCTGCACGTCCACCTTTGTTAAATCTGAATCTTGCAGGTCTTACATTGTTTTGTCTCATTATTTTTTTCCTCCGTTTTTAAATATTTGTGTACCCTTTATACCAAAAATACTACCTACGACAAGGATCCACAATGTCGAAAACCACGTAGGCAGTGCCGCAAAATGCTCGAAGAAAGTTTTTACTTTATCGAGAGCGCCAGGATCATCCGAGAAGACTCCCCACGCGAGCACAATTATGGGCGCCGACAAAATTACGAGAACGAACTCATCCTTGTAATCATTTTGACGTGCCTCTAACAATTTTCCCTGGTAAGCTTCCTCACCACGAGCTTGTCGTTCAGCGTGCAATAGCTGTGCATCAGACATTGCGACTTTTGCCTTCTGCTTGTTAGCATAAATTTTACTACCAGCAGAGACGGCTAATTTAATTGCCGATAACCACATGTTAGTACCAAGTTGCTGTTTTCTTTTTGTCTTTTAGCATTCTTTTGGTTCCTCTAACTTCTGTTTTGTCTCCAGTTGGTATGTAGTTTCTTGGCATACCATTTGCAGTCGTAACAGATCTTGGATCCAGCTCAATATTTTGAGAAGGAATGCCTATTTCAGACGCTTTAAAAGATTCTTCTTTTTTAGCCATAGTTTTCTCCTTATTTTTTTCGTAACTTACTTAATGTTATAGCAAATCTAGCTCTTTGTCCAAGTTTTCCTGATTTCTTAGCCGCTGCTTTTAATTTAGACTTAGGAATTGTCTTACCTTTTTTAATTCCAAGAGATTTTCTTAGTGAACCAGGTTTTTTTATCGCTTTTTGTATAAATTTACTGCTTCCACCTTTTTTAAACACCCCTCTACCTTTAAGAATGTCTGCTTTTGTAACTTCTCCGTCACCTGTTAAGTCTGGGAAATTTTTTCTCATCTGTTTTCTCCTTCATATTTTTCTATTTCAACACTTGGCATCATTTTATCTACATTTGGAATAGATTTGCTCAAGACTGTCTTTTCAATTGATGTATCAGCTCTTAGTTTTGCTAATTCTTCATTCTGTTCCAACTTATTATCATGATTTTGTTGGTTCATCATAGTTTTCATACGATCAAGATTGATTCTTTCCTGACCTTCAACTTTTTTACGTTCATTATCAGCTGCTCTAAGATCTAATTCTCTTGCTCTTAACTTAGCAATTGGGTCATTACCAAAACCAGATGTAATTTCTCTTTCTTCTTTTAAGAATTCTTCCATCATCTCAGCAATCAACACAGCTTTTCTAGCTTCAATACGTAGGGTTAACTGTCTAAGTTGTTCTGCAACTTGTGGATTGGCTTGAGCCATAGCTGCCATCTGTTGCATTTGTGGAATTTCATCTTGAAACTCTATTTCAATCTGTTCTTGTGCCATTAAACTTATGTGCTCCATAATATTTTTTTCCATAGCAGCCATAATCATTGGATTATTTTGTGCCATGTTAGTCGCCATAAAATTTAAGTGTGAAGTCATGTGTGCTCTATGATCTTGACCTGGAAATGCATTAAATGGTTTACCAGATAAAGCCATAATGTTTTCTACAGCAGGATCCATTGGAGCAGGTGGTTGAGGTTTAACTAAAACCTGATCAATATTTTTTACACCTAAAGCTTCATACATATTTCTGTACGCTGCATACATATTGTGCATTTGTGGATTAGAGGTTGCCAGCTGCAACTCTGTTTGTGCGAGGGAAATACGCTGAGTCTGTGAAAAGATGTTGGGATCAGCAACTGGCAAAATATCTACCCGATCATCAAAATCGGTTTGTTTAACAAACCTTTGACCCCCAACTACGTCGTACGGATATTCCGGTGGTAGATATAACTTGAATACTCTTGCTAATAATTTGAATTCTTGTTTTAGCGAAGAGTAAATTCTTTTGTGTATAGCTGACATAGTTCTAGAACCACGTTCTAATAACGCAACTGTAGTTCCAACTGCAGCTTGTTGATTGCCATCACCAACTTGTAGATCAGCAATTGATGCAAATCTTTGACCAGCATTAACTACAATACCCATTAAGTTTAATAATGTAGCTGATGGTTCTTTGAATGGTAACATCATAAATGAATCTTTTAAATTTCCACCCGGTGCATCAACATCTCTAAATTCACCTGGTTGGATTGATTGTGCATCATCTCTAATTCTAATACCACGCATTTTAAATCCTGCTGGTAAGTTAGATAAAGTTCCTGCATCCAACAATTGACGGAGTGCTGCAGTTGCAGTTCTGCTCAAACCGCCAATCATATGGATTAAACCAAAGCCATAAAAGCCTAGTCCTGGAAGAAACTTAAAATGAGTAAAGTATGGTATTTTATTTTTATCTGGATCACCAATTTCATAATTACGTCTAATAGCTAAAACACTTCTTGTAGCTTCATCTATTGTTACTATGTATGGAATTTTAATTCCTGATGGCTCACCACTTTCAGGATCTGCATCTTCAAAACCTTCAATATCTAAATTAACATGACATTCTAAAATAGTATAAACATCATCGTCTTGAGTTTTTCTTTGACCTTCGAGTTCTCTCTCTTTTTTTTCAACGTCATCTTCTGTTTGTCCCGGTGTACCTAATTCAATATCTAAATAGAAACCTGCAACTTGTTGTTTTCTTAAATCGTTTTTAGAAATTTTTACCCGATGGATGATTGCCTCTGCATCGTCTAATGAGGTAGCCGTGTAGGGAACAATCAAATCATCTGCCGGTACAAACTTTGATGTAGCTTTTTTAGACAACTCATCATAATAAGTTTTCTTAAAAGCTGATCCTGCTAATGGTAAATAAAATAACAGTTGATCAAAGTCGGGCTCATAGTCTTTCATTTTTTCCATGAGCTCGTAGTTCATAAAATCTTTTACACGATTTGCTTGTTTTGTTTTTTCTTCGTTAGGTGCACCAATCACTTGAGTTCTAACTGGTCCATCTGCTGGTAATAATTCTTTATAAGCTAAAGCTTGAAACTGAGTAACTGCTTCTGCAAGAACTGGGTGAGTTGCACCACTAGCTCCTTGAAACGGTTCTGTTCTCATATCATATTTAAAACCTAAAAGATCTAAACCTTGAGTGTAAGAACGTTCCCATTCTTTTCTACCCATTTGATAATCTTGATATTTTTGAGAAAGGTCTGAACCTATTTCATCTAAAACATTGTCTGGTAAAAATTCTGCTAAGTTTGCATAATGCTCATCACCACCTTCTGGTGATGCAGCGTTTGGATCAAAGTCTACTTCTACTGATCCATCTTCTTGTTCATTAAGTTCGACAGGACCTGGAGCTTCACTAATTTCTTCTTGAGCTTCAACTACTGTTTCTTTTACTTCTTCCTCACTAGGAAGTTCTATTGAGCCTCTTGGACTTTGAGTCAGAGACTTGTCTATTTTGTCTGCCATTTTTTATTTTCTCCAGTTTCACTGTTCTAACAGTATTATAATTAATATTCAACCCCTGTGGCGTGGGTCCAGATTCAGGCGGCAGGAGCCAGGTCTTAGGGTATTTATTCGTCATAAGTATATTTTCTCATGTTTTCTAAATCACTATCTTCAATGTATTCTTCTACATCTTTAAGCTTGCCATCCATATCAGGTCTTGCGCTCGCTTCATTGTAAGTCACACCTCCGGTCTCAGGGTCTACTTCTATTTCTATTTGATTTTCTCTATAACCAGGTCTATCAGGATCATCTACTTCTCTAATTGTTGTTGTATTACCTTTTTCTGTAACCACAAATTCATCTGCTTGATAAACATCTGCAAATTCATCTGATCTATTACCTGTAAAATATTTTGTTCCTTTTTCTGTAGCTTTTAATTTAACTTTAGCAATAAGGTCCATTATAAAGTCAGGAACACCCTCAGCAGTTCTTTTAACTACTTCAGCTACTTTTGGTGCTTGAGTTCCAATATCAATAAATCTTCCAAGTAAAGGTATAGATGCAAGTCCACCCATAATCTTCATAAACTTTCTTTTTTTAGGATCTTCTGGTCCATCTGCAAATCCTAATCTCATTATACCACCAGTAGCAGCAGACTGTCTTGACATAAATTCTTCTGTAGCTTTTTCTTCTTCTAGAAACTGTGATCTTTCTTCAGGGTCCATGGCTTCAATCATACGATTTTTCTTTTGCTCTTCATCATAAAGTTTTTTAATTCCTTCAGCTCCAAGTAAAGTTAAACCAACAGGAGTCATGATACTAGGTGCCCTTGCAGCTAAAGCTCCAACTTTTCCAAATTTTGATAAACCTTGTAAACCAAAAAAATTACTCATAATTCCTTTTGGTAGTTTACCCGCAATTCTTCTTACTTGTTCAGGTAAAAGTAATTCTGCACCAGCTTGACCTAGACTAGGATCATCACTTAATAATTCAGTTTTTGCTAATGTTAAACCAGTTAAAGGTGATCCTACTGCTCTTACAGTTGTACCTACGCCTTTTGCAATTTGTGGAGCATACTTCATACCAAATAAAGTTCCTGCTCCGATAGCTTCTGCCGGTAAACCTGGTTCCTCTGTTTCTTTTTTAACCGGGCTTACATCTGACATCGTAGATGCCGATGCAATTTGGTTTTCAATATCTTTATACTCATCTCCAAATGTATCTTCTAATTGAACACGTAGATCAGGGTTTTCTTTTAAAATTTTATTAAATGAATTTACAAATCCGGGAGCATTTAATTTTCTAGCTTGTCCTATTGCTCTAAAAGTAACACCTAAATTACCTAATATTTTTTTAACTTCAGGTCTATCTAAAAATTCAAATGTTCTATCATATACTTCACCAAACTTTTTTTGTTGATCAGCGTACATAGTTTTTAAATTAAAAGGCTCTGCACCAAAGTCAGATATTTTTCTTCCCCTACTAATTTCACCTAAATCTTCAGGTAAGAAACTACGTAATTCTTTAATTAGTTTTAAAGTTTTTTGATCTCCTTGTGTGGTAGCTTTATTTAATATTTGATCTAATCTACCTTTAAATGCAGGTGAGTTTAAAAACTTTGGATATGCTTTTACTCTAATTAAATTTTCAGGATCTGCTCCTTCTCTAACTTGTTTTAAAAAAGAAAAAGGAATTATGTGATCAAACTCTGCTTTAAAAAATTTTCCATAAGGTGTTTCATCTAATTTTTTTTGTAGTTCTCTAAATTTTTTTACTTTGTTTAATAAAGGTTTAAATTTTTCAATGTCATCCCCATAAGCATCTAATAATAAATTTTCAAAAGTACGATCATAATATTTAGTTGGTAAGTTTTTTATATTGTCACCTACTTTTCTAAGATCGTCATAACTATAATTTTTTAAAAAACCTCCTTTTTCTGGATTAGAAGCTTGCAAATATATATTTTGATAAAGTCTTTGAATACCATTTTTCATAGTTCCTTCATCATACTTCATTATTTTTTTAATTTGATTTTCATCTAATTGCTCTTCAGCATTTAACAAAGTATCAAAAAGTTTATCTTGATTATATTTTAATCGAGCTTCTCCGGAAGCTACACTTCCTATAGATTGAGCTTTTTTTGCACTATAGTTTTTAAATGCATCGGTTTTAATTATTTCTTTTAATTCTGTTTCTAATTTAGATATACCTTCAGCAGTTGGAGCTGCATCTAAAGATCTACCCCCTGCTACTCCAGCATTTTTAAAAGGCTCTCCAGTAAAGCTTAAACGCATTCCTACTTTACCAGTAGAAGTTTCACGTGCCATAAATCTTATTCCTTTATCATCAAGTTTATATTTAGCATTTAATGCATCAGCTTCCTTCTGAATATCATCAAATTTATCTATTGAAGGGTAATCTTTCATTTGTATGTCTTTTGCTTCTGCAACACCTTTAGGTCCTCTAACTTTATTAGTATTTAATTCTTTATTATTTAAAAAATTTTGTAATGCAGTTTTGTCCTTCATTCTAATTTTACCATTAGTTGCTTCAGATATTTTTTTATCTAACATTCTTGTAGTAGCATCTAAATTAATTACCTCACCTTTAGGTAGTTCTTTTAAATACTCTTCAATAAATCTTTTTCTAATTTTTTGAGCTGTTACGCTTTTACCAGAAAGTTCATCAGGTAGATTTGAAATATCATTAGGTACGGTTCCTAAAAGAGTATCTATTTTTTGTGAATCTCCAAAAAAATTAACTGCTTTTTTTCCACCTGTACCTTTAAGTTTTGCATAAAACAATTTACCTTGATTAAATAATTTTTGTTCCTCTGGAGTTAAATCCGTTAACTTTATTCGAGCCATATTTAAAAATTTTTCAGTGACTAATTTTTTCGTATAATTTGATCCTGAGTATTTAGCAAATCCTTCACGAGTGCCGAGATCAGTTCCTTCAAACTGACCACCTCCTATTGCAAAGTCTTCTCTATCAGATATTTCAATTTGTTCTGTTACGTTTTCACCTAACTCACCAAAGTAAGGCATTAACATTTCTGTGTGTTGTTCTTGTGTAATCTCTCCATCTTTGAGAGCTTCATCCATATACATTTTTAAAATAGAAACTTTACTTCTAGGCATTAAACCTGGAGCAACTTCTTTTAAATTTTTTAGCTTGTCAATGAAAGGTGTTTGCTGTTCAGGTTTTGGTGGAGGAGATCCACTATCAAAACCAGGGCGTCTCATGTGAGCCATAGTTTGTCTATAATCGTGAAGTTTCAAGTTAAACTCCCAATATGTGAGGCAAGCCTCCTGATGCGTTTTTACTTCTTCTTATTACTTCGTCAAACTTACCTTGGAATTCTAAAGTGTCACCATACTCATCAAGTAATCTATCATAAGCTTCTGGATTTAATCTTCTGTTCTCTAGCATTTTAATAATTCTACCTACAGTGTCTTTATCCATATCCATTAGTTGATCGGCAAAGTTTTCATCTAATTCTGGAAACTTAGCCATTAATTTTTCTTTACTTAATTTAAAACCTTCTGGTACAGGTGGTACATCTAAAATTTCTCTAGACTCTATAGTAATTGCATCAGGTTTATTTCTAGCTTC